ATCAAGGCAATATAATTTTCATACTTTGCAATAATACATACCAACCAAATTTAAACGACTATATTTTTACGGAAGTTGACTATGGTTCGTGTTCTGGTTGCGATACATTCGAACATATTAGAGATTTAGCTGGTTGGGATAGCAAGAAAAACACGGAAGAACAAGTTAAGCAGTATATGACACTCGCTTTACATATGGTTCAAGAAACTAAAACCTTTAAACAACAAGAACAATGACAGCAGTAGAATGGTTGGAAGAGCAAACAAGAAAACCTGAATGGCATTCTTTAAAAAGACAAGATATTTTTGACCAAGCCAAAGAAATGGAAAAGGAGCAGATAGGTGATGCTTATGAAAGAGGATTTAATCAAGGATACAGAGACCCTGAATTTTTAAATACAAATGATTCAGATGATGAATAAAATAACCTTTAAACAACAAGAACAATGCAAGTGTGGTCAGCCAAAAGTTGGTGGATATAGTTGCCAAAGAACGGATTGTAATCAAACCTTTAAACAACAAGAACAATGAAACTAAACAAAGACGATAGAAGAGAAGAGATGGCAGCTTATGGCACTATGGCTATTCTCGCAGTAGGTTTAATGCTAATAATCTACGCAATATTTTGTAACCTTAATTAATATATACAATGGAAAACAAGTTAAACACCGGAGCAATCTTTAAAAACGACAAAAAGACGAGCGACAAGCACCCTGATTACAGGGGAAAAGTAAACGTAAACGGCAAAGAAATGGAAGTTGCCCTATGGGTAAAGCAAGGTAAAAACGGAAGCTTTTTCTCAGCAGCATTCTCTGAGCCTTACGTAGCACCACAAAACACACCATTAGTAAATAATGATGATGATCTACCTTTTTAAGATATGAGCAGAAAACAGTTAGAAATTATTGGAAGCGGTACGGAGATTGTTCGTGCCGCTCTCATCCAGTATTTAGAAAAAAGCGGAATGACATTAACTGCATTTAGCGTAGAAGCTAAAATGTACCAGTCAAATTTATTTTTATTCCTAAGAGGCAAAAACCTTTCAGCACCAACATTACAAAAATTAGCAAATTATTTAAAAAATGTTGTATAATTAAAAATATTATTATATTTGTCCTATAACATTAAAACAAAAACAATGATTGCAATTAACTATTTACAATGTAACTGCTGCGAAGGTAGAGGTTACGTATTAGAAGAAACAACAGGCAACTACGAGCCATATGCACAAAACGTTGTTGAATTACAATGCGATGAATGTAATGGTAAAGGAGCTATAATTGATCTGGATGAGATGCTAAGCAGAATGGAACACAAGCACGGTTTAGAATATTCTAACGTAATTGGTTTTGTAGATGATGCTGATCGTATGTTGTCCGGTATGCAAAGACGAAAGGAAATGGTTTTATTCTCAATTAATGCCTTACGTCAAATGGGTTTAATGACTGAGCTTTACGCAAAATGGCATAACCGAATAGATACAATTAATAAAGGAATAGATAGAATAAAATTATATAAACAAATACTTTCGACTTATGAAACGAATATTTAAAAGGTTTAAGGCCAAAGTTCACGTAGATGATAATTACGGATTTGGCTTACTAATTTCAACCAGCGGAATGGGATTAATGATTTTGAACGTTGTATTTGAATTAGATTGGAACTAAACAAAACAAATTGGATAACAGCAGTGGCCGCTCATCATAAAGAATGGGTGGCCATTGTACGTTTATTCGGTACTGATAACCCAGAAGATATTGTACAGGAGTGCTATATCAAGTTAATGAAGATTGGAGATCCGGAAAAATACTTTGAAAACGGAGAAATAAACCGAGCTTTGATGTGGGTAACGCTTCGCAATATGTTCTTCACAATCAACAAAAAAGAATCAATGCAGTTAATACCATATGAAACCGTACAAAACGTTGTTAAAACGCAGCAAAACACGGAAAGATTAGAAGCATTAGAACGCATTGAACTAAAAATAAAAGCAGAAATGCAAAACTGGGATGAGTACGATAGACAATTATTTATCCTTTACAGAAATTCTGGATTCAGTATGCGTAAAATAGAAACTGAAGTCGGAATAGGTTTACGATCAATATGGCAAACAATCAACAACTGTAAAAAGAAACTAAGCGAAGCCATCGGCGAAGATTGGCAAGATTATACCAATGGCGATTATGAATGGATATGAATAAATATTTAGTTTATTTACATAGGGATAGATGCACTAATGAAATTTTCTACGTAGGAATAGGAGATAGAAGTAGAGCATACGATGAAAAAAACAGAAGTCAAAAGTGGAAGCAAAGAATATCTGATTGTTATTTTGATGTTGAAATATTAGCCAAAAATCTTCCAAAAAATTTAGCTTTTAAAATAGAGCAAAATATAGTTGATTTATACGGAATTGATAATTTAGTTAATCAAACTAAAGGAGGAGCTGGAACGTTAGGATATAGACATACTAAGGAAAGTAAATTAAAAATAGCATTTGGTCAAATTGGAATCAAAAAAAGTCAAGAGCAAATTAGAAAAGTAGTAGAATCAAGAGTAAAATTATATTCTAATAAATATCGACATATTGAAACCGGTCAAATATTTCAAGGATTAAAAAATGCTTGCGATCATTTTAATATTGATTATAAAAAAGAACATCAGAGAATAAAAAGAAATAGTTTAAATAAAAATTTCGAACTAATATGAAGCTACTAAACATATTGCAAGCATTAGACGAGAAGCTCGAAAGCTACAAAGAAAAGCAAAAAGATAACAGAAGGCTTTTCAATCAGATGGCTGATCAGATTGAGCAACTAAAACACGAAAACAAAATGCTTAGAAACGATTTAAAAGAATTAAGTAACCAATACCAAAAAGAATGGCTAAAAGAAAAGCAAAAGGATTAGGAGATACGGTTGAAAATGTATTAGAAGCAACCGGTATTGCAGCAGTAGTTAAATTTATCGCAGGAGATGATTGCGGATGCAATGAACGTAAGGAGAAACTAAACCAAAGATTTCCGTACTTTAATTGTTTAACTGAGCAGGAGTACAATTATCTAACCGAGTTAGATATCAATAATAAGTACAGTTTAACACCTACTGAGCAAAAGCAGATCTTGGATATTTACCAGCGAGTATTTAACAAAAGAAAATCACCGACTACTTGCTCAAGTTGCTGGGTACAGATTATGAATGACCTTAAGGCAGTTTATGCCACTTACGAAGGATGAAACTAATCAAACACGGAAGAAACGTACACGAATTAAATTTTGATTCTAAAGACGTTAAAATAGCTTTCCTTAGTGATGTACACTGGGACAATCCTAAATGCGATCACGAGCTCTTAAAACAGCATCTTGACTATTGTTTAAAGCACGATATCAAAGTATTTTTAAACGGAGATACGTTTTGTTTAATGCAGGGACGCGGAGATAATCGCCGCAATAAGTCAGATATCCGACCAGAGCATAATAACGCACGTTATTTAGATTCGATTGTTGAAACTGCGGTTGAATGGTTTTTACCGTATGCTCATATTCTTACAGTAATTGGTTACGGAAACCACGAAACAGGAATTATTAAGTACCAAGAAACCGATATATTAACACGCTTTGTTGATTTACTTAATTACAGATCCGGAGCAAATGTTCAGACAGGTGGTTACGGAGGTTGGTTGATCATTAAAAACCACGATGGAAGCACTCGTTTAAGCACTAAAGTAAAATATTACCACGGATCAGGCGGCGGTGGAGTAGTTACCAAAGGTGCTTTGAACTTAACAAGAGCTTTAGAAATGTACGAGGATTTTGATGTGTTTACTATGGGCCACATTCACGAAAACTCAGCGCGTAATGATGTCAGAGAAAGTATTGTACATAACCCTAAAAACGGATATAGAAGCGAGCAAAGACCTTTACATATGATGCTAACCGGTACCTATAAAGAAGAGTACGGAGATGGAGATCACGGTTGGCACGTTGAAAGGGGTGCACCACCAAAGCCACTCGGTGGGCGTATTTTAACCATTAAGATGGTCCGCAAACAAAAAGACGGATCTCAAAGTTATTACAACAAAGTAGATTCACACTTATTTAATATCTAATGCCAATACCAAAGTTATTACCAAGAGAACAGGCCGGAGAATTTGTACAACGATGCATAATGGATCCGGTAATGGTTAAAGAATTTCCAGATATTAACCAAAGAATAGCAGTTTGTAGAAACCAATTAACAGAAAATGCAAGTCAACAAAGTAAAAATAAGCGAGGTAAAAAATAACCCGAAGAACCCGCGACTAATCAAAGACGATAAATTTCGTAAGTTAGTCAAATCAATACAGGAGTTCCCGCAGATGCTGGAGCTACGACCTATAGTTGTGGATGAAAACAATATTGTCTTAGGTGGAAATATGCGTTTAAAGGCTTGCAAAGAAGCTGGATTGAAAGAAGTGTATATTGTTAAGGCCGAGAACCTAACCGATCAACAGAAAGACGAATTTATCGTAAAAGATAACGTAGGCTTTGGAGAATGGGACTGGGATATGTTAGCCAATGAATGGGATACTGAAAAGTTAGACGAGTGGGGTTTAGACTTGCCTATAAATGTAGCTTTAGAAGAAACTACAGATGAGCCTCTAACAAGCGATAACAATTACTCAAGAAAAATAGAAGCACCTACGTATCAAGTAACAGGAGAAAAGCCGCAAATAACAGAGCTTTACAATGTAGAAAAATACGAAAAGCTTTTAAATGATATTGAATACAAATATGATATACCTGAGGATGTTAAGAAGTTTCTAATAGTAGCAGCAAGCAGACACATAGTATTTAACTATGCTAATATTGCAGAGTTCTATGCACACGCCAATAAAGATGTTCAAGATCTTATGGAGGATTCTGCTTTGGTTATTATTGACTTTAATAAAGCTATTGAAAATGGTTTTGTAAAACTATCTGAAGAGATTGCTAATCAATATCTGGAAGATTATGAAGATTAAAGATAAATTCGCTGTCTTTATTTTAACATACGGAAGGCCGGAAAAAGTTAAAACTATTGATTCGCTACGAAAAGGCGGATACACTGGAGAGATATACTTGATATGCTCAACAGACGATAAGGAATTGCCTACATATCAAAAGCTACATAAGAACGTAATTGTATTTGACAAGAAAGATTACAAAGGAAAGTTTGACATAGCAGATAATTTTAGTAAGGACAATGTAGTTGTTTATGCCCGTAATGCAAACTTTGATATTGCTGAGAAGTTAGGATATACTTACTTTATGCAATTAGATGATGATTATACAGACTTTCGATATAAGTTTAATGACAAGTCTATTTACGGAGATACCATTATAAATAAAGGATTAGATCAACTATTTGAGTATTGCTTAAATTATTATAAAAGCATTCCTAATTGTAAGGCTTTAGCCTTTGCTCAAGGAGGTGATTTTATTGGAGGTTGGAAAGGATCCCAAGCTGAGAAAATTCAGATTAAAAGAAAGATAATGAATGTTTATTTTTTCTCTACAAAAAGACGAGTACAATTTGTAGGACGAATAAACGAAGACACCAATACATATGTTCACTTTGGAAATAGAGGCGATCTAATGTTTCAAATAAACAATTTAGCTATTAACCAACCAGTAACCCAGACAAATTCTGGAGGCTTAACAGAGTTCTATTTAGACGGTGGAACATATTTAAAATCTTTTTACACAGTTATTTTTTCCCCAAGCTGCACAAAGGTAGCTTTGATGGGATCTGTAAACCCAAGACTTCATCACAAAGTAAGTTGGAATAACGCAGTACCTAAAATAATTTCAGAAGATTATAAGAAATAATATAAAATTGTGTATATTTACAAAACTAAAAACAATTAAAAATGGAAATAGGCACTAAAGTTACTTGGACACCAGCATTTGGAAAAACAATGATAGGTTTATTTATGCAAGAAGAAAATGGTATTGCAGAAGTAATGTGTATTCAAATGGGTAATATTAACTGTCGATTAAAAGTTTTTGTAGATATGCACCTCATTAAAGAAGTACAGTGATTTAACAGAGATTTATGGCAGACAAATTAGACAATCTAAAACCATTCGCAAAAGGAGAAAGTGGAAACCCATCGGGCAGACCAAAAGGCAGTAAGAATAGAAGCACAATAGCTCGTAAATGGTTAGAAGTTAATCAATCGCTTAAGAACCCATTGACAGGGGAAAGCGAAACAATGAGCCAAGAAGATTTAATGACTTTGGCTTTGATAAAAAAAGCGCGAGAAGGAGATGTTGCAGCTTACAAAGCTTTGATGGATTCCGGATACGGAGCACCTTTACAACAGATTGAACAAACTAATATAGAACACCCTTTATTCCCAGATGTTCAAACGGACAACCTCGATCAATAAGATCCTTGATTTAAAAAAACGGATTAAGATTATACAGGGAGGAACAAGTGCCGGTAAAACATTCGGTATATTGCCAATTCTTATAGACAGAGCTATCAAACAACCTAACGTTGAGATTAGTGTTGTAGCTGAAAGCATACCGCATTTACGCCGCGGGGCCCTTAAAGATTTCTTAAAAATAATGAAGTGGACTAATCGTTATGTAGATGAGCAGTTCAATAAGTCGTTATTAACCTACACATTCAAGAACGGAAGTTATATTGAGTTTTTCTCAGCAGATGATTCCAGTAAGCTACGTGGTGCCAGACGTGATATCTTGTATATAAACGAGTGTAATAACGTAACGTTTGAAAGTTACAATGAGCTTTCTATTCGTACTAAAAAGGATATTTACCTTGACTTTAATCCAGCTAATGAGTTCTGGGTACATAAGGAACTAAAAGACGAACCAGATGCAGATTTCATAATTCTTACCTACAAAGACAACGAAGCACTTGATCAGAGTATTGTTACACAAATTGAAAAGAACAGAGAAAAAGCAGCTACGAGTTCATACTGGGCGAATTGGTGGCGAGTATATGGATTAGGCGAGGTTGGTATGCTTGAGGGCGTAATATTTGAGAACTGGAAAGAAATTGATAAAGTGCCGCAAGATGCACGTTTGGTTGGAATAGGCCTTGACTTTGGTTACACGAATGATCCAACTGCAATTATTGAGGTTTATAATTGGAACGGAAAGCGAATAGTAAACGAATTAGTTTACCGAAATGGAATGCTTAACTCAGATATTGCTAAAGCACTACCGTCTGGCGTTATTATTTATGCCGATAGTTCAGAACCGAAAAGTATTGATGAGATCAAACGCTACGGAAAGACGATAAAAGGAGTAACGAAAGGCAAAGACTCTATAAACTACGGTATTGACGTAATGCAGCAACAGGAGTATTTAGTAACTAAACAAAGTACAAACCTAATCAAAGAACTTAGAGCTTATTGTTGGGATGTTGACAGATCAGGCAATAGAGGCAGAAACCCTGCCGGTGGATTGGATCACGCCATAGATGCTTTGAGATATCACGAAATGGAAACGTTAGGCCTAAAGAAAAACTACGGTACTTATAACATTCGCTAATGGCTGAAGATTACA